AGTCGGACGTTTCTCTATCTCGTCAACTCGTGATGTAATATCCGAAACGTCCTCCCTCATAGCCTTAGTTTCAGTCGCTAAAATATGCACACTTTCAGTCAATCGGTCAAGGCTATCCAGTCTATGGTGCGCCGATTTGGTGGACTGCTCTACGGCAGTCAGACGCTCCCACACTTCTTTTTCGTTTTCTGCCTCCATATCAGCCCTCCATAATTTCTTTTTTGTCTTGCTCTGTTATATCTCCCGACTTGACGAATATGTCAAGGTGTTTCTCTTTGTAAATACCCATTTGATAGTATTTACGTATCAATGTTTTATTCACCGTCAACACCTGCTTTCAGTTCCGCAATCTGTAACATCAGCATTGCGTTTATTTCGTCCTGCGACATTTCGTCACCGTTCATAACGGACTGAACGTGCTGTTTTAATTCTGTCATACTGTTGTATGTTTTCGCCTGTATCTGTGACAGCTGTTCTGATGTCGGCTGTTTAAATGTGATGCTCGTATGCTGAATTTTTGCAATTTCTGTGTCCATATCGAAATTGTCGTCAGTTTCGGCGAATTTATCATTGACAATCCCGCGTTTTATACGTAATATGTCGCTATCTTTTTGTATTCCGTACACCGTGCCGTCAATTTTAACACCACGTTCATAAAATTGTGCTGTTCCGTTTTTACTATAAAATTTGTACATATTCGACCCCCTTAACTCCACGCAACCGTATTACCTTCAGCCACACAACCTTCGTCCAGTCGACCTATTGAGCTTGCACTTGTGACATTGCCCGTTACAACCGACGAAGCGTTAGCTTCGATAACGTACAGATTTTCTAATGCGTTTGTTGCCGCAGATAATAGAATCACATTATCACGACAAAATGCCTTGTTTGCATAAAGGATATTATATTCTTTACCTTCTGTACTATCAGTTGTTATAATAGACAGATTTTTAATATAATTGTTTGCGAATGTTGATTCTATACCCAAATCAAAAGCGCAATCACCTTCTTTTACCTTTAAGCCCAAGAATGTATTGTCATTACAGATACTTCTCAATCTGACTGCTATACGCTCGTTCAAATCTAACGAAATAAATACATTATTGGCTGTATTGCCTGCCAGTGTAATATTCCCGATATCACTACTATTGAAAATATTATGATAACAAAGACTTTTGTTACCGCTGAAATATATTTCCCCTTGCGGTACGGTGTTATCTTCAAATACATTGTTTATAAATGTCGATGATAATACAGACATTAAATATCCCGACTCTGAATTGTCGGTAGTCCATATATTTGTAAATTTATTATTATCTACAAAAACACCCGAAAATTTCATACAGCTACCAGTATTAGTTTTAGTTTTTAAACCCCAACTGTCAATGACGTTGTTTGTAAATTTTGAACCACTGCACATAATGATATTACCAACGGTACTATCATCTTGATTTACATCATATACTTCGCCTAATACACAATTATCAACGATTGCGTTACTATTGCCAAATAAAATCATAGGATTAACAGATGTTTGAGTACAGGTGGTATTATCCTCTTGGAAATTTATATTTTTTAACTTCGCCATAATACCCAAGAAGAATATAACTTGACGTGCGGCAGGATTGGTATTTTTAAACGTAATTGAACTACAGTAAGTACCGTCTAATGTAACTCGTATACCTACATTTAATATAGCATTATAATGACCGAACCCCGAAACAAGCCCACTGTCCTGTGTGTTTTCGTTAGTCAGTACACAATCACCCATGATATATACTACCGTGCCTCGTGTGGCTCTCGACAACGCCGCCTGTATTTTTAATTCGTCGTGGTCGCCGTCACACACAACAAATATTTGATTTTGGGTGACGTCTGTAATATTTTTTGCATTTTCATTTACAGCGTCAATAAATGAATTTTTATTGACAGTTGCCAAATCTGCCAATGTACGAACACGTTCGTATGTATTGGTTATGAAATAACTGTCGCCTGTGGCATTTTCGTTTTCTATGACATAATCAACCGCCGCCGATATAAATTCATATCTTTCCCCTGTCGGCGATTCGCTGTCTATCTTCATTTCTAAATTTATATCGTTAATATGATACAATGTAAATGTCCATACATCACCCGAAATTGCCGACGGTACAGATGTAGAATTTGATGATATACTACACATATTATTACTAAAATCATAGCGAACAACAATATAAACACCGTCTATCGGTACATTTATACACGGTTCTGAAAACGTTCCAGCAATCTGTTTCCCGTCAATGTAAAACGCGTCTTTCAGTGTAATATCAACCGTCATACTCTCGCCATCATATTCTTGTTGTCCGTCAAAATATAGTGTAGGCTTACTCGGTGCAACAAATTTTACTGTATGTTGCTTTTTCTCGCCAAACAGTATAGTTGTTTCGGTGTTCGCATTGATTTCATCAATACGTGCTTTCAATTCTTTGTCAGCACTTTTTCTTGCTGATTCTTCGGCTTTCACTGAATTTGAAATATTGGTATCTGCCTTCTGTCTTTCGGTGATTTCACTGTCAATATTACGTTGCAGTTCATTATCCGCCGCCTGTCGTATTGTCACTTCTTTGCTTATGCGACTGCTTAACGAACTATCCGCACTTTCCCTCGCCTTGGTTTCGGCGGTGATTTTGTCTGCCAAACCTACATCAGCGTTGGTGCGTTGCGTTATTTCTGTGTCCAATTTGTCGGACAGTGTGTTGTGGTCGGTTTGAATTGCCGTGAAATTATCACGAACAATCTTCCACCAATCCTTTAACAGCGTTTTTCCGCTAAAATTAAAATTTAATTTCATTTTATCATTCCTTTCTAAATCGTAATTGATTGGGATTTCATTAAAAAAACACGCCGTAAGCGTGCTATGGTGGTATTCGTCTGTACATTGTGTCACCTCATTTTTTGTACGAAAAAAGCACCCCGAAAGGTGCTTTAACGCTATAATCTATATACGATTTTCAAAAACTATATTTACCTTAGCCTTTTTGTCTTTATCCAACATAAAGCTATAACCTCTTGAAACATCAAGACCGTTTTCATCTTGCAAAATCGGCATAGCACAATCAACACATTTAGTTATATATTTAATTATTTCTTCTCTACTTAACATCACAATTCCTCCTACGCCGTTTTAACGGTAGTCCATTCTTTGCTTAAGGTAGTTCTTCACATCTTCGCTATCGCGGTCAATTTTATAAGATAATTGACGTAGAAAATCAATTAAAGCGTCTATATCGTCATAATCACGATACTCTTCTTCAATCGTTTTTCCGTTGGTATCTTTCACGCTGAAATACATCGTATAATTATCATCTTCGTCATATCCCAAATCGACCTTAACACCTGCAACCTTGCAACTCTCCTTCTCCGCATTGCCGTCCAAGAAGTCCCCCAAATAATCTACAAGGATATACTCGGTAAAATACTCTTTATTTTCCTTAATCAAGTCGATTGCCGCTGTATGTATAAGTTCTTCACGAGTTCTGCCTGTAACATCAGCAAGTAACTCTAAATCGTTATATACCTTGTCGTCAAAGGCAACTGTTCTCTCATTCATAAATTTGTGTCTTAACATAATTTTTAACCCCTTTCTTATGCAACCGTATCTACGCCGTATTTAATAGCCATTTCCTTGACGATTGCAACGTAAATCTCAATAAGTTTCTTATCTTCTGCGATTACATCCACTTTGTTCAGTCTATCGCGTTTTGATTTGCAAACACCGTTGTCTGCCATACGTCTGCGCATATTGGTAAGTCTTATGCTTAGTCGTGTTGCACCTCTAAGCTCTACAAGTCTAAACACTTCTGCATTAACGTCTTTTATGTATTCATTTCCGCCGATAGCCTGCGCAATCTTAACGATTAATCTTCTTGCGTCCTCACGCCATGAATGCGTGTCAAGAGCTACAATGTCCGAAATACCGTCAAGGCGCTTGTTGGTTGCTTGTATTTGTTGTTTTACTTCTTTCATCTCTTGCAAGCTCTGTATAAGGACATCTTCAATGCAAGCAGGGCGCTGTTCCTTTACTCGAAAATATGTTTCTTCCAAGTTGTCGAATTGCTCCCACGCCTTGTCGGTGTCAAGAATTTTGCAATGACGATTTGCTCCGCGTTCTGTCCAAAGGTATAGATGTGATGCGCGTTTGTCGACCAGGTCAATATTATTGACCTGGTTCATATCTTCCGTTTTAACTAAGTCAATATCGTTGACCTGGTTCTCTGCATTTGTGTTCGCAAAGTCAATATTATTGACCTCGCGCTTAAAAGCCTTTAATTCCTCACCTTTTAAAAGAAAGTAATGCACACCCTCTACAAAATGGCTTTTATGGTTTGCGAAATTGTTTTTAATATTGTTTGTATCTGTTTCATAGACTTCCGCAAGTTGTTGCGTTGTTAAAATTCTTTGATTGTTCACTTCAATCGGTACTAATTGATTTGTCATAATTTAAAATCCTCTCTTCAAAAAATATTCTTTGACAAGAGTTTCAATCTATGATATAATATCTTATAGACGGAAACGTCTTGTACTGATAACGATAACGTTTGCTTGCTACGGCGGTTATCGTTATTTTTTTTGTTTTCTTTTTTTTTCATTGTTCTGTTGCCTCCAACAATGACATTTGTTTATATGGATTTGGCAATACATAATTTTCAATCACATCAACACCGCATTGTCTGCCTATACGCTCAATTTGAGTAGCAACAACTTCGGGAGTACACCCTTGCTCCTTTAGACCTCTTGCAAAAGTATTAATCAAACTTGCAACGCCACCTGCTGACGCAGGATTAAGATATGTAGGCATTTCATACTTGCCCGTTTGTCGAATACTCGGAAGAACTTCTGATGTTACCCAATGTTTAAATTTTCTTGCACTTTCAAGTTTGCTACCGAATATGAGAGCATATAAACCACTTTCGTTAATCACCACTAAATCTTGAAATCCTGAGGGGGTCTCCATTTTGGAGATACCTCTATCTTCATCTTCTACTCTCTTTCTAACTGCGTCTGTCGGCTTTGCGTAGCCTAAAGCCTCCGCTACATCTTTGCCTACAAAATATGGCTCTCCGTCAATAGTGACTGTTCTAATCTCGCCAAATTCTTCGTCCGTAAATTTTTGCAACTTGTTCATTTTTAGTTTTCCTCCTTTTCAATGAAATCTGTAATCGGTCTGCATAATGCCTCTGCAAGCTTTCGTATAGTTGAGGCTTGGGGTCTTTTAATTTTTTGCTTTTCAAGTAACGATATTTGACTCGCCGTAATTTTGGCTTTATACGACAACTCACTCATTGACAAGCCTTGCTCCATACGATATTCTCTTAGATTTTTTGTTGTATATCCCATATTTTCACCTCCTGACATTTTAGATTATATTACATTCAAATTAATTTGTCAATACCTTTTATTAATTTATAATTAATAATTATATTTTTCTCAATTTTTATTGTGTTTTAATTAAATTTCTGATAATATATAGTTATAAGGAGGTGTTAATTATGGCTAATTTTTCTGATATTTTAAAATCTTTGTTAAATAAAAATCATATTTCTCAGCGACAATTAGCAGACGAACTAGGTTTAACAACCGCTTCTATATCGAGATATTGTTCTGGTGAACAATACCCACGAGGAGAAATTCTAAAAAATATTGCGGAATTTTTTCATGTTCCCGTTGATTATCTTATAGGTACAGATACATCTCTCATTCAGCCCGAAAAAAATAGATATTATTCTGCCATAAACGACTTTTCTGATATTTCTGCTCCTGGTGATGATAATATGATAAAAATTTTCAGATTAGCAAAAACATTAGACCAAGAACATTTAGAAACGGTCTATGACTTTATAGGATATTTGCTATCCAAAAAAGCCGATACATCGGAAGATAACAACTAACCTTTTATAAATTCGTATCAAAAACGCGTATTTTGAACTAGGCGAATATTATTCACCTAGTTCATTTACTTTGCTTTAACTACTTCGATATTATCGAAGTAGTTATTTCCACTCGGCACGAAAAAAGCACCCGCCATTTGGCAAGTGCTTTTAGCATAAGAATAATATTGACAATTCCAACATTATTCGTTATAATGGAAGTATAAAGAGGGTATCCGCTTTAAAGGCGGTTTGTCCGTATGTATAAGTTTAAATAACCGTCTACATTTGGAACTTGTGGGGCGGTTATTTTTTTATGTTCTTTACCAATTCAATGAGTGATACTATTATAAGTAATGTCACAACCATTTCGATAATGTCCATAATATCACCCCCTATTTAGAGAGTGACAAACCGCCCATATAGCTCCTCTTACTTCCGTTTACTATACTATCATATTTTGTCGTTATTTGCAAGATTTTATCTTTTACTTCAACAATGGCTCTATTTCATCTACAAATTGGTCGTACGGGATAACTTCATCTGAATCCATAACCGTTGTTTTGCCCGTATAAATCACATTATCACCGCTTACGGCTTTAAATGTTTTTGTATCGTAGTCGTAGTCAAATTTATATCCTGCGTCTTGAATTTTAGTTGCTACAAAATTAATCAACGCATAGTATACACCGTCTTTTTGAGTAATGAAAGCAGAGTCGTTTATATACTCTGTCGGTGGAGTGTATTTACTTGTAACTGCCATGTTATCAACTTCTTTCTTTTCTGATATTGTGGCGGTGCTTGTTTGGGTATCATACTGTACGTCTTTTCCTAATGCTTCACTTACCGCCCTTATCGGCAAGTATGTCGTATCATTGTATAAGAAATTATCGGCTTGTACTTCTTTACCGTCTACAACAACCTTTATTGTATTCGGTAAAACATTTATATTTTGCCATACGTCAGCCGCATATACTCCTGCACACGATATAACACCCATAACGAGCATACCACATATAAAACTTTTAATATTCCCTTTCATAAAAAATACCTCCTTTGTAATACCTAAATTGTACCACAAAGGAAGAATTTTGTAAATATTTTTTATGAAATACTCGTTATAAGACCGCCTGAAACAGTAACCGTTTTTCCGTCTGCCGTTTGAAATGTTCCGCTTGCTCCCTGTTCAAACTTCCATTTATTTTTGCCGACTGTCGTACCATTGCCCGAACTAAGTATGTCCAATCCGTACGTTCTTAACAAAATTCCCGATATAGCGTTGTATATTTGAAAAATACATTTATTATTGTAGTATAAATTAAAATCAGTATATCTCATATCGTTGCTACTCGGTGCATTACACCACAAGCCGTATCTGTTGCCGGCAGCGTCGTAACTTTGAATACCGTTCTTATCTATAACTGTTCTTGCCTTTTTGTCTGTGCCTGTGGCAAATACACCTGTTATAGTAACATTACCGTCATCGTCCATTTCAATGGTTTTCTCCGACAACTGATTGAATATCTGAAAAACGAACGCACCGTCCATATTGCCGAGGTTTATTCTTCGTCTGCCCTTATTATCTTCGATATATAGCAAATCGCCGTCTAACAACAACTTTTTATTATCTGATTCAACGGGATTTTGTGTGCTGTTCAATGTACCGTGAAAATAGCTTGTTTTCAGCTTATTCGCTCTACCGGAGTTTTTCTGAATAGTTTTAATCAACTTACCCATATACCACGCATGGTAATACGGATTTGCTAACGTCGGCTGACCTATTGTTACTGACGGCTGTTTTGCGCTGTATGGGTAATACGTCATTGATACAATTCGCTGTTTATGTTCGATATTATCTTCAAAAACATGTACTGTATCACCCAACGCAATTTTATAAAAATCACCGTACTCGGCAAGTTTACTCAAATCAACCACGTCACCCGTGATTGTCAGTTGAGGGCGGTCAAGTCTAAAATCGTTACTCTCGCCCTTTAAGTCCCACTCACCAAACGCCTTTAGCTTTTCGGGGTCATCGTAATCGCTGTAATCTCGGTACGCCTCACGAATACCGTACTTCTCGATACCCTCTTTACTGTCAATGTACGGCTTACCGCCGTTTACTGATGAAATCGTCAAATCGTCCTTGCCGTACATATACAGTCTTGTTGTCAGTTCTTGCGTGTTTCTTTCGACAGAAAGACTTGTCATATTCTTCTTTATTGACATTCTCACGCCGTTATCTTTTCCGATACGCTCAACCACTGCAAATCGGTAATTGTCGTAGTATATTTCACCTCTGCCGTAAGCCTCTATGACGTTTTGAATTACGTCATAAGTATTTATCTTATCAGTCGGGTAAAAGTCGATTTTAACGCCGTCTGCGCCTATTCTCGTCATACCCATTTCCTTAAGTTCACTGTCGGGTATAAGCTCAAACTTTGTATCGGCTATTGCAAGTTTTATAACGTCATATGGGTCAACACCTATTGTTGATTTTGTCACGTCTGTATCGTTGCCGATTGTCGGCAAGTGATGATGAAGTGCGTCATCATAGAATATTCTGTTAGCCTTAACCGTCATAATTCTTGAGCCGCTGTAATTCTTTTTCACAAGTGTAATTCTGTACGCCTGTCCCTCAACGGATACGATACGATTTGCCTTTATAAGCTCCGCTTTTTCGTCTTTCATCGGGTACTTAAAAGAAACCGTGTGCGTTTCCTGCAATCCCTCAAACACCGCCACTTCATATGCCTTGTTAAGATACGCAAGGCAACCGCCTGTGAAGTCTGTTTCGTTCCATTCGTGTAATTTAAAAGCCATATTATTCACTCCATTTCATATTATCAAAATCTACGTCGTACAAAAATTTAGGCGTATAATTTATCTGTACGACACCGCCGCCTGTTACCGTTATCGTGTTATCTAATGCAGGAGCAAGTTCAAAAAACTCACCCGATACATACGTCATAAGGTTTGTATTTCCGCTATAAACGATTTCTTTTTCGCAGTCGATAACTATGTCGCCTGTGTAATTAACCGTGATACTCTTACCGTTATTGCTTATGGTAAACGGGCTTGTTGCACCTGTTATGGTTATAATAGGTTTGACGTGTATATCGCCGACATTCGGTACATTCTTATATGTGCCACTGCCATTCAATGTTAAATATTCATCTTGACCTATCGGAATTTCGGTATCAAGCGTCGTATCTGTATCAAGGCAAGGTCCGTTCAGCGCGTCAAATATAAGCTCCGAAAAAGGCTCTGCCTTATACGTCACTGACAAAACGGCTTTTCTGCCGTCGTGTTCGGGTGTATATGACACGCTGTCCATTACCCTTACGTTCCACTTGACAAACGGCATATCGTTAAAAATAAGCGTGCCTTTGCCCTTAAACCAACGGCTTATAGCGGTTAGCTTTTTGTTTAATTCTTCGGTACTGTCCGCACCGATGTTAAAATCAATCTGAAATTTTCGTGTATTGAAATATTCGTGACCCGACACGTCAGTAAAATCATATTCACCGTCTGTTTCGTCGGCACTTACGGTAAACTCCTTTACCTGTGGAAATACGGGACGGTCCTTTGTTCTGACCGTCACTCGCTTAAAATCCGTTGTATTTTTGCCGTTAAATTCAAAACCGTTACGCATATCTTTCCTCCTATAATCCTACGTATTTGTTCAATGCATCTTGTTTTTCTTCCGGTGTCATTTGCATGAAGTTATTTATGATCTTCCTGTTGTCGCTCATCGAATTATTTTCAATTTTGAAACTATCGAATTTGTCAAGCAGTCGGCTTAGCAAACTTTCTATATTACCGCCTGTCGCCGAAACCTTATCGGTTATTGTTGCCACGTATGCAGATATGTTGATGTCGGCATTTTGCAATCCTGTAAGAATGTTTTTCTTGCCGTCCTCCATTTGCTTGTATTCAGCCTCAAGACTTTCAATAGTGGCATTATTCTCTTTCTGTAGTTGGTACAATTCTTCATCACGTTGCAACTGTTTCATTTGTTCCTGCAACTCTTTGTACTTCTGTTGCCCCTTATCAGTAACTGAATTTGCGTACACATCAAGTTGTGCCTGTACCTCTGACATATCTGTTTTGCGATCCTGTACGTCCCAACTGTCACGAAGTTCTTGCTCTTGCTTTGAAAATTCGTCTTTGACATTTGAAATATAGTCTTGTTGCTTTTGGAGCAGTTCGTCAACCGCACTTGATTGCGACTTGTACAGTTCCATACTGTACTTGTTTGTGTCGTCAATAAATTCCTCAAAACTGATTTTACCCGCATTGTAAAACTCTTTTACTCGGTCAATTTTGCGTTTTAGAAAATCTTCCTCACTGTCACCGTACTTATCCCAATCATCATATGTACTTCTTAACTCCCGCCAAGCGTCTGCGTCCTTTTGCCATGCCGAATACTCGTCAGCATTCTTTTGAGCCACTGCGTCATAACGTTTTTCTTCAAGTGCCTGTTTTTCCTCGACGTATTTTTGATAATTAATAACGTCATTCGCATAAAATTCTTCAAGACGTTCCGCCTCTCTGTCGATACCTGCAATGTAGTCGTCTATCGACATACTGTGATACTTCTGCTGATGTTCAAGCCAACTGTCCGAGTAGCTTTTCATATCGTCATAAAGCGTTTCGCCTGCGTCCGACACGTTGTCAACATAATCGTCCCAAGTGATTTTTGCGTCTTGTAAATCTTGATAATTTCTGTCTTTTATACGTTTGAAAGCGTCAAGCGGTGTGTCGCCGTTATCACCCCAATCGTTTATAGCGCTGTGCTTTTCAAGGTATGCCTTTGACTGTTCGTTGAACTCTTTCGTCTGTTTCTGCATAATAGAGAAAATTTGTTCCTCTATATCGGCAATATCCTTGTCGTTCGATTTGAATTTCTCTTGAAATCCTAACCACTTCTCTAATTCTTGTGCGGTCGTTACTGCGTGCGTTTTTGTGTAATGCGTCCAATCGTCCTTGGCTGATGTAAACGCGTCCGAATTGTCTTTTCCTGTTGCGTAATGCGGTATACCCATACCTGACATTATCGCCTTGGTTTGTGACGCTGTGTACACCTTTGCACCCTTTGACAACGGCAATACTACGTCCTTGCCCTGTGGTATAAATGCACGTCCTTTGTCAACGATTAATTCTCGCGGGTCAGATATACCCTTTTCATCATTAACCATTGCCAAACCGCCCTCAAAGTTTTGTGTACCTTTTGCGACTTTCTTTTTGACGAACGTTCCCGTACTGCCAAAACGTGCCGCAGGAGCACTTTTATCGCTTAGTCCCTCTATAGACGAACCCTCAACAGAAACAGTATAATGGACTGTCGCAAATTTGTCTTCGGGTTGATAGCCGTCAGGTTCTGCACTATTCTTCTTAAATGTAACATTGCCCTCTTTGGGTGGTGCCGTATAGTTGTCGGGTTCTGTGCTGTCGTTAGTCCATATAACTTTACCCGTTGCAGTGATTTCACCCAACTTATTACCATTCAAATCGTTAATATCAAAACCGCCTGTATCTACATTAAATGTTATGGTAACTTGGTTGTTATTGATTAATTCCTGTAGCTTTGAATCAGCCGTATCTAATACAGAAATATCGCCCTCGGCACTGACTTGTAATTGTACATTGCCTGCGTTATTTATTTCCTCGACAGCATTTTTTGCGTTCTCGATTGCAGACACATCACCGCTTGCGTCAATTTCAATATGTTTATCCTCAGGCAATAATCCCAAACTGTGCGCCAATGCGTCAACTTGCTCTGTGCTTAGTCCTAAATCGCCACCTAAACTTGATAGGTCTTTCACTAAACCACTTACATCACCCGACGCTACAGCCTGTTGAATATCAGAAAAACCGTTTTTCATTAATGCGGCTTTCGTGACTATTTCCTCTGACGTTAGTCCGATTTCTTTACCTTGTTTGACAAAATCATTTACAACAGCGTCCAATGCGTTATTATTAATTGCGCCTTGTAGGTCTTGAAAACCGTTTTTAAACAGTGCCACTTGTGCGGCAATGTCTTGATTTTCAAATCCCAAATCAGTCATAGTTGATTTGATTTGTTTGCATACATTATCAACTGCAATACCGCCACTTTCAAAGACTTCTTGCATATTCTTGAAACCGTTTAAGTTCATAGATTCCGATGTAACCACTTCCGCTACAGCTTGTAGTGATTCACGACCGTTATTTGCACGTTCGTCCATCTTTTCAATGCTTGTACTGATTTCGTTATATGCAGCTTTTATATTGTCAACCTGCTTTTGAACGTCTTTCATTTCTCCGAATGAAAACTTCTGACCTTGCATTTTTTCATATGCCTTTGAAAATTCACTGTCGGTCATTTCATTTACAAACGCATCTCTCGCTTGTATTGCTTTTTGGCGTCTTTCTTTGTCACCGCTTGCATACGCCGCAGTCATTTCTTCTTGCAGTTGTTGGTATTTTTCTTTAACATCAGTTGCTTGTTGCAACCATTGACTCATTTCTTCTTTTTGATTTTTGTAGTCCATACCGTAGGAACTACCTTTTTGAAGTGCGTCGTACCCCTCTGATACTGCCTTTTGTGCCTTTTTGCCTGATGTTAAATCCAATGCGTCTTTGATTTCATTTGCACTGTCTTGTGCGTTTGATACCGCCATTGCAAGTGCGGTGTCAAATTCGCCCGTATCAATCATTAATTTTATGGTATCATCATTTGTAGTCGCCTTGATTTCCTGCATAATGTCGTTTATGCGGTTTTTAGCGCTTTCGAGTTCTTCGGGATTTAATGTACCGCTGTTGATTGATTCGTTTAGTTTTTCGTATTCACTTCGCAGATTTTCCAAATGCGAAACTTGGTTGTCTGCGTCTTGCCACTGAGAATATAACTCCTTGTAGCTTTGACCCAATTTTGCGTTGTTTTCAATAGCCTCTGTAACGTGGTCGGCAATAACCTTATACCCTGCAACAACCGCCGCAGGCGCTAATACTGCACCGAATATCGGCGCTAATGCAGAAAATGAACTGCCTAACCCCGCAGTCGATACTTTTATCGCTGACGTTGCGTCTGCTATAATAGGCAATTTATCGCTGATTACTCCTAATCCCTCAACAAAATCGCCTGCACCCTTAATCACTCCGACACCGACTTTTGACAATGCACCTAAAGCAATGACCGTAGCACCGGTATTAACAACAGCACGTTTTTGTTCGTCGTCCATTTGCGACAAACCTTTTGCGAAATTAGCTACTGTGGTGCTTGCGTCTTTTATTGACGGCAACATTGTTTCGCCGATACTTCTTGCCGCCTCAACAATATTGTTTTTGGTAACTGACAACTGTGACGCAGTTGTTTCGGCTTTTCTGTCAAATTCTTCTTGTAGTGCCGTATTTTCTTTGTATGCGGTGTTTGAACGATTGACACTCTCTGTTACTAAATCATAACCGTTGACTAATGCCATCATTGCTTGAATGTCCTGCGTATTGTTTATACCCAAATCGTCCAATGCCAATGTTAAGTTCTCGGCAGACTGCAAGCCTTTTAACAGTCCGTTAAATGCACCGGAGCTGTCAGTATTCCACTGCTTTTTAAACTCTTCCGCACTTTTACCGCTATACTTTGCGAATTTCGTCAAGCCCTCTCCGCCGCTTGCAACGGCTGTTTCTATGGATAGCCACGTACGACCTATCGCACTACCGCCCATTTGTGCCTCAATGCCTAATGATGATAGTGCGGCAGAATAACCCAACACGTCCGCCGCCGACATTCGTACAGATGAACCGTATTTACCCATACGCAATGCCATTGCCGCAATCTCTGATTCTGTTGTCGCACTGTGGTTACCCAAATCGACGATTGCACTGCCGATATTACGGATTTCGTTTTGACCGACACCCATAACATTCTGAAAACGTGCCAATGTTGCGGCACCCTCTTCGCCGACAAGGTTTGTGGCTGAACCCATTTGCGCCATTACTTCGGTAAAATCGACGATATTATCAGTCGTAATACCCAACTGACCGCCTGCCGCCGCAAGTTCGGTTAATTCTGCCGTTGTTTCAGGAATGGCAGAATGTCCGTTTATTCCGACAGTCGTCATATCTATAATTTCTTGCCTAATCTTTTCAAGCTGTTCGGGTGTACCGTCAACGGTTTTCTTTACATTTGCGAAATTGTCCTCAAAATCTATCGCAAACTTGGCACTTGCGACACCTCCCGCGGCAAGTGCAGTCGCCGCATACTGTAACGGCTTAGTTACAGTATCTATGCCCTCACCGACTTCTTTCCACCGCTTACCTGTATTCTGTAGGTTCTGCGCCTCATCTGCACGTTCAGCGGCTTTTAAGCCTTTCTCATATTCCTCGTATTGCTCTGTTGCTTTTTTGACGGTTGCTTGTGCGTCGGTATATGCCTTTTTACTTCCCGACAATGCCGCCTCTTGCGTACGAATAGAATCGGATATACTTTGACTTTGCTTTTTGTATGCCTCAATCTCGGTATTTACCCAATTCAATGCCTTTTGGTTGTCTTTGTATGCAACACTGTTTTTGTCAAGACTTTTGTTCGCCTCTGTAAGCAACCGTTTTTCATTTGAACGCAAAGAAATTTGTTTATCTAATTCCGTTTTCTGTGCTTTCAGTGCCGTAACATTTTTATTTACAGACTTGACGTTATCCTCATACGCTTTTTTTGTATTCGTCAATGCCGTACGGCTTGTTTGCAAGGTAGTTTGTGCGTCCTGCATTTGCTTTTTATATGCCGTAAGACCTTTTGTACTCGTATTATTATTTTTGCTTTGCGTCTGCTCCAATTTTGACAATTCGCTTTCAACACTGCTAATTGTCGCCTCTAAGTCGGACGCGTCACCTCTTATTCTTACTACTAATTCCGCCGCGTCAGCCACTACAAATCACCTCACTACATTCCATAAAACATTTTTAAATACGGGTCGTTTCCTGTATAGACCTCTTCCGTATCATCTTCCAAATCGTCTATCATTTTAAACAAAACAAACGGATTTTGCTTTGATATTACATTCGGCAATAACCCTCTTTGCCTAAACCAATCTGCATACAAAGTACGCAGTGGTTGGCTTTTTGAGGAATTACTGCCCTTTACTCGTTTTTTGTTGTCAACGCGTCTATATAGAATTTCCATAATTCCATACATAGTCTTGAATGTGTGCCTACATCAATGGCATCAATAATATCCTGCGTTGCGTCCGTTCCCTCGAACATATAGTCCACCGCCTCTCGGCAGATGTTTAACGGTCCGTTTTTATTTTCATCGTTATGTGCGTCATTAATAATACACATTGCCTCAAAGTCGAATGGCTTTGAAACGTATTTTTTATTATCGTGTTTAAATGTTAATGTGTGTTGCATAATATTCCTCCTAATTCATTGCATACAAAAAGCACGCTATATGCGTGCTTGACATACATTTTTTATTGTGTTATAATTTAGATATAAGAGGAACGGTAAACAGCCGTTTCTAATACATTAGTTTATATTTAGTGTAGAAAATATTTTCTACCCAAATAACCGTCCTATTGCGTTAGGGCGGTTATTTCTTTAATATCCATACAATAAGCAAAATCAATACAAGTTGTATTGTTGTTTCACTCATAATATTTCCTTTCCGAAACAGAGCCGCCACCGCTCCCCATATATCAAGGCTTTTCAGCCTATTTTTATTCTACACTATACCTCATATAATGTCAAATTACGTTTATTTTACAGTGCTTTCTTCACTGGATAGTAGTTCATATCCTTAAACCAGTTTTCCTCAAGTTCTGTCTTTGTAACGCCCTCCGGCAAATCGCTTTCGTCAAAGTATGCGTAATAGTTGTTGTCAAAATCACGTTGTACGGCTGTGTATGTAGCCTTTGCGGTTTGCTTTTCAGGCGCACCGCTTGACGCTTTTGTTTTGCCGCCTACGTTTGACGCAAAGCTGTACGAACCCTTGTAATATCTTACATAACGGTATGAGCCGTCGGATTTCATAATTCTCCACGCAACACCGAAATAAACGGTTTTTGTATCGTTGCCGACCTCTACTACACCGTCTTTTTGTGTCAGTCCACGCCACATTGAATCAACTTCCGGTGGAATATCGGCATTTGTGATGTCGTGACCTAATTTTTCAATGTAGTTTGATGTTTCATACGCACCGTTATCGGCGTCAAAAACATCACTGCCGCCTGCGTCTGTCGGTGCAATTTCGACTGTACCTCTTAAATTGTACGGATCACCATATGTTGCGCCCTCTGATGTGTCTGTTAAAACTGCGAAAAATGTGTACTTGTCCACACCTATTGTAGGTAGTGGTTTTCTTTTTGCTGTATTTGCCATAAATCAATCATTCCTTTCTACTACTTTCGTAAATCTCATTGTCCTATGTTTTATACTTTTATCGTCGGGATTGGGTACGTCCATTGTCATTTCGTGATAATATTCATGATCAGTCAACAATTTATATACCCTCTCAGACAATTCAAAACACGTTTGCGGATAATCGGCGTAAATATCAATCTGAACAGTCGTATCATTCGTAACGACCGTATTGTCATATGACATTGAGCCTTTGTCCGTTAGCGTGTAATATGCTATTGCAGGCAATTTATTAAAATTATCGGGATAAGCAAAACATACACTTACACCGTCTATCTGCTTTAAAATGTCCCGCAATTCCAAGCCAATATCAAACACCGTATCACCCTCCCTACGCTAACACAAATACTTCGTATTTGCTCGCTATAACTCGTTTCACGAGTTATACACCTCCTTAAACTTAGCGATTATCTCGCTGATGTTATTTTTCAGTGCAGGTACGAGGAACGGCTTAGGTGCTTGACCCGACGTTGTGTAAAATCGACCGCCACTGTAATACGTCCAGTGTCTTTTTGACGTATGCGAAACAGATTTGTCTCCCTTTGAGCCTGTGCCAAATTCGACATAAATACCGTAATCGGCAGTCGGACCGATTGCAACACTGTCACCGTCCACTTGGCTTACGATACTGCCCTTTAAACGTCCTGTTGCAACAGGACAGTTTGCCACTGCGTGCGTTCTTACGACTTCACCCGCCATTGCCAAACCTCGCTGTATTTTATCGCCCGACGCATACTGTGTCAGCTTATCAACAACGTTATCTATCCCCTCGATTGAAAAATTCATTTCAGCCTACTCCTCTCAAGCATTGCTACCAAACCGCTGTCCCATTTCTGCACATATGTTATATCATATATGTCGCCGTCATATTCAACTCTGTTACCGACCTTTACGTCGTCTGACATATCGCAGAACATACGCATTTGACATTCTATATCCAAACCGTATTGCTCTCTTGCTCTGCCACCGCTGTACGGTTGTACATCGGCTTTGATTTCGGACAATACAGTCTTTTCGGTTTTACCTGTATAGTCGTCAATTTCATATTCTGCGATTATAACAGTTTTATCGTAAAAATCACTGAATACTGATGTCACTCGGAACACGCCCCTTTCGTTTTCGGAACGGGTCAAGGCGTTTATAATAGTTGCTGAAAATCTTGTCGTTGTCGGTTTCGGTATATGTCACGGAACGTTCACCTTCGCTTTTACTCTTGACGATTTGAGGACTTTTACTGTCCCCGTAACCTTTCGCCCTGTACATATCCGCCGCAATCTTCGGAACAAGGCTTTCAAGCTGACGTGGAAGTACATCAATATGACAGTACGCCATAATCATATTAACCGTGTCCTCAATCAAAAAGGACAACAAGCTGTCTTGCTCGTCGTCCTTAATTCCCAACAACATTTTTAGTGTCCCCAACTGTTCCATATTATTCACCGCTTACAACGTCGTCACTGCCCGACTTTCTCGCCTTGCCGTCTGCGGTAACTTCCGCAACTGTAATCTTGTGACCGTTTGTCGCAGTGATTTCGTCACCGTTGTTAAACTCTGTCCACTTCGACAAATCGTCGTCATACGCAACACTTGGAGCGGTGCTTGCGGCAGTCTTGTAAACCAACTTGTGACCTCCGATAGGCTTTGGCGATACCGTAATAACAGTGTTGCCTGTTGTTCCTGCAACCGATTCAACTGTCAATTCGCCAAGTGTCGGAACACCGTTCTTAAATGCGGCAAATGCGTCGTCCTTAACCACAAGGAAACCTAAACGCATTGTAGCCTTGATTGCAACCATATCTTGCTCCGCAAGTGACAACGGCTTACCGTCACTGTCAAGAGTGCCTTGTAGTGTTGCCTCGGTAAGAATTTCGTAATTGATACCTGCACGCATACCGACAACGGCATACTTGAAGTTACCTGTGATAATATCGGCACGTTTGTTGTCCCACGCACCGTTGCGCACAAATTCGATAGGCTGACCGTACAACTCACCGCCTGTTGTACCGTTGACATATGCAGGTGCGCCGTTTGCGTCACGTAGCTTTCTTAGCATATTCTTAACACCGATACGACCGATAAATCCCGACGGGTCATAGCCGTTTTCTTCAATCATTGACATTGCGTCAGATATAGCAATATCAATATTTGTGTTGTCTGTAACAACCATATGCTTGCTGTCTATAGCGTTCATAATGTTTGTCTTGAACGGCGAATTTGTACCGAAAACGCACGCCGCGTCAATCGCTCTGTAGAATGCCTCTGCAATTTCCGGCTTTAGTTCTTCAAATACGCTGATAGTCGGATCTTCCAACTTTTCCTTTGTTACCGGAATAATAACGGCTAACTTCTTAGCCTCGATTTCAGGGTGAATCCAAGTAGCACCGCTTGTCTTAATTCTTTCACCCTCACCGACCCAGTAAGCACCCGGACCGTCTGTAAGTACGTTAAACTTCTTTTTCTCGTGTTTCATTTCCTCGACTTTCGCCATTCTTAAAACACTTGAACCCCTTGTCACCATTTTGATGATGTCTGTTGCTTGCTCGACAGGCACAAAGCCTGTCAATTCATTTTTTAAATAACCCATTTATTTCACTCCTATCTTTGATTTTCTCTGATTATGTCCATAAAACTGCCTGTGTTGTGACCGCCACTGCCACCGTTTAAATCCGGTGTTTTGCCCTTTAAACGCTCGGTAACACCTGCTTGTACATCTTTGTCGTAGCTTTCTTTTATCTTGTCGATAACCACCTTTGTGCTATCCTTGTCCTCTGCTACAATGTACTTTGCAATCTCGGCAGACAGTCCGACTTTGGCAAGTTCTGTTTCCGCATATGCAACGATTTTTTCACGTTCAAACTCTGCCTTTGCTTTTTCAAATTCTTCTCGTTCCTTGTCGTCGTCCTCTTTTTTTCTTTGCTCGTTTGTCAACTTGGCTTTTCTCATGCCCTCGTTTTCAGCGTCCTTTAGCTTTTGCTCAAGTTCCTTTTCCCACTCCGCTTTCGCCTTAGCTATCGCTTCGTCAATCGCCTTTTGATTGTCGCCGTCTTTTTGTTCGGTTGACTTCTGCTCTGTGGACTTCTGCTCTGTGGACTTCTCTTGCTCTTGATTTTCTGTTTGCTCTGCTGTATCTGCCATTCAAATCATTCCTTTCTGAAAAATTGTATAAAAATAAGACGTATAACCCCACGTCTAACAGGGAGATAATCGGATCACCATTCCTTTCTTCTATGTGTATGTTGTGCCTACTCTCACACTATCACCGCCTTTCAGTGTATCAAAAAAGCACGTCCGAAAACGTGCTTTTGCGTATATTTAGTTATTTTTATCTGAAAATTATCTCATTGCCTTTATCCACAAAACCATCAGGAATATTTTGTAGTACAATCCACGGTGAGCCACCTTTTGAAAAGCACCCTCTTGTTTTTTCAACTTTAAACTCTTTTGTCGTATATACTTGCTTATGCTTATTGATGATTTGCAATAGTTTCGCATTCGTAAAATCTTCCTTGCACGGAGTGCAATCCACAATAAATTGATTGTTTATTTTTTGAACATTTATTATTTCACACATAACTATCACTCCAAATACAATAAATTTCGTACGTCTTTTAATTTTTTACCCGTTTTATGTAATCTATATACCCCGTCCCTTGCGAGTACCATTCTTTCGCTGTTTGATAAATTGGGTGTTAATATTGCCGCCCTCAAACTCGCCTGCACTTCTTCTAAAATATCATCACTTTGCGTCTTTCCGTTCAAAAATGCCGCACGGTGTCCGATTATTTCGTGAGCTATGGCACCTTTCATAGAAACATTACTGTTTGGATTGGATTGCTTTTTCTCTGACGGATATACATCAGTTCCAATTCGTAAAACGTCCGCTAAAGAGCCATATGCTGTACAATCATAATCAACATAATAAATACGTTCTCTTGGCATACCCAAAGAAACCGCATAATCTTTAATGCTGTCTATTTGTTCCTGTGAAAGATTTTTCTCGTTTCTTCTTCCGCCCGTAGATACTTTCAATGTATCTTTATCTACCTTTATTATACCACGTTTTTCACTATTTGCAACATATTTTAACGCATTTTTCTGTTCGTCCGACAAACTGTTTTTCCATTCGTCAAACGTCATACTTCCGTCAACCTTGTAATTTTCGCCAGTGAGCGGATCGCGTGCAATACGACTTGTCAAATTCACGTCTGCCATAATCGTAACACACCGACAACGTGGGTGTATCGGTGGGAAGTTTTCGCCCTCAACGGCTTTGTCGGTATCAAACACGCTACCGTCAAGACTTCCGCACCTGTCACACGTCAATTCAGACAGTGCCGCAACAAAACGATACTGTTTTATACCGATTTCCTCATACGCCATCTTTTGACCTTGGTTCATAAAATGCGCCGTTTCGCTCCTCACAAGCGTTTCGGCTGATGTTCGTATTCCACCCGGTGCAGTATCTTTGACGTAATCAATCAGCTTGTCGGTCATACGGCTTACACTGTGACCGCTGATTATACCGTCCTCAATCGTCTGTCCGACTGCCTGTATAAATCTGTCGTTATGTATCCACACTCTCTCGCTGTAGTTGTGACCGTGCCACGGCTCACTTAACACTTTATTAACCGCCTTTTGCGGTACAAGTGGAAAATCAATACCGCAGTTTAAACCTTGTGCGGTATCAAAAATATTCGTATAATACGCCGTCTTTACCGCACTGTCATACAGTTTCTTTTGCTCCTTTATAGCCTCGTTTGCAACGTGCCTAAAGTAAATATATACATTACGTTTCAGTCCCTCTAATCGGCTAATTCTCGCACCATATGCCTGTGCATTTATGCGGTTTAGAATTTCCTTTTTGACTGTCTTGTCGTCTGTTTCGTCGTACAGTTCAAGCAGTTCTTCGTACTGTTTGTCGCTGTCGGCTATACTCATCAGCCGACGTGCCTCTTTTTCGGGTATATCGGTTGAAATATAGGCTTTAAACGTTTTCTCAATGTCATTGTTTACATTCTTGATTGCTCGCTCATATGCCTTAATTACACCGTCCTTAACGCTGTCCGCTTGCGATTGTAAATATGTTTCAACTTCAACGGCACGTTTTACCCAATATGCCTTACTCTTCATTGTAGTTTACTTTCCTTGCCGAACTTTCAGCGATACGTATATCCTCGGCGGACTTTTCCGCTTGCTCTCTGCGTGCGATTTCAACTTCTTCCTTTGCGTCTGTTATAAACGGCAGACGCTCTAAAAGTGTTTCGTCAGACGCAAGACCTTTGAGGTAATTAATCATCTGTGCAATTTCCAACTCATTCGCAGGCAAGTTATACGTAAATCCAATGTCAACTCTGTGCGACGGCACTTCTTTCATTGCATTTAATGTCACTAAGAAATTATTGTAAATCTCTAAACGTTTTCTCAACGTCTTAGCGAAGTTACGTTCTTTGTTCTTGACGTGCTGTTCAAATCCCAACAGCTTGTACTTTATTGCCACGCCCGACAAATTGTTGCCGAAACTTTCGTCCGACAAATCGGGAACGTGTGACAGACGGTGTATATCGTCCTTGATGTCATCACGCAACACCTTTGTATCAGCCTCGTTCAGCACCTTTGACAGATACTCCGCTTTTGCGTCGCCGTCACCCATCAAAATGCGTTCTACCAATAATTTTTTTGCCTGTTCGGTGTCAAGGTCGCAGTTACACAAAAACAACAGCGAATTAACAAATTGCTCTTTGTCATTAATTCTATCTGACATCAACACATTGTATGCGTCAATCTGTGTTATCAACTGTTCAAAATCGCCCTGCATTTCCGTATTATTTCTGTATTCAATAATCGGCACATCGAAAAAGTAATGTGGTTCAACATTTTGCAATGACAATGCCGTATAGCTGTCAAGACCTGTGTATGTATATATAAACGATTCGTCATACACACGACAAATACTGCCTGTGCAGTAGCCGTCAAGGTCGTATTTCTTGTAGTAATACACCGCAAACAACGGCTTTTCAAATGCCGACTGTGAGTAACATACAAATGTATGCTCCGGATCCAATCGGACACTTCTCGGCTTGCTTTTTTCGTCTGCATAAATCAGTTCATATGCTTTGCCGTAAATGCTCATATTCTTTACAATTTCACTGTCAACACTCGGCATATCCTGTTCCAAATATTCGTTTTTGATTGCCTCAATATCGTATTCGTCCGACACCGCATACGTTACAGGATTGCCGACAAGATAACTCTGTGTCATATCCGTTATGTACTTTGCGTGATTACACATTATGCGGTTGTTTGCCACGTTTTTGCCCCTTTTTCTGCGGCTTAAAATGCGGTGATCGCCCATATAGTAATCGTGCAATAATCGGTATCTCTGTCGCTCTCGCTCGTGCCGTTCAATCAATTTCGTTATGATAAACGGTGTCACACCGCCTGCGACTATATCTTCATCAATTATCATATTCCGTACTCCTCTCTTGAATAGATTTTAGCTTTCTTATCCTTGCGCCAACTCTCAACGCCGTATCTCAGTGCCGCCATTGCGTCATCAAATACATTGACAGGTTCGTCAGTATACTCGCCCGACTTTTCATCAACTCGCCAACGCCATTGCTGTATCTCTTTGATTACATTCACGCAAGACGGATGAATATGTATCTTTCTGCCTTTTAACCAGTCAATCTGCGATTGTATGCTGTTCGGATTTTTAACAACTGCCCTTGCTCGATAGCCTGCCTTTCGCCACATTTTTATACGGTCCGGCTCTGCACTGTCGCACCACATTGCAAGACTTTTACTGAACTTACCGTCAGCCTTAGTGATAATTTCGGTCGTATCCATTTCGTGTACATACAGTTCATTACAAACGTAAATATCGCCGTCCTTATAGCCTAACGTCAATATAGCATTTGCGTGATTAAAGCCGAAGTCCTGTCCTATCGCCATAGCGTCAAAACGGCTCATATCTGTTTCAAATTCCTCAATGCGATAATTTGAGAATATCAATCCGCCTGTTTCGCCCCATTCGCCCAAGCCGTAAATCCTGTAGCCCTCAGGGTCAACCTCTTTACGTCGTAACATACGTTGTCGATACGCCTCATCACAAAATCGGTTTGTTAAATATGTGCTTTGATGCGTTAAGACGTTATCGTCCTGTATATCGAAAAACACTTTCTTTATCCAGTGACTTGACGATACAGGGTTAAATGTCAATTTTATCTGATAAAAAAGACCGTCGGGGAGTTCACCTCTCAAACGGTCATCTATAATTTCAAAATCCTGTTGCACAAGCTCCGTAGCCTCTTCAATCCATACATCTGTCAATTTACCGTTTGCAAATGTGATTGATTTCAGCTTTTCACGTTGCTTGTTATCGTTTACACCACGAAATATAATCTTGTTGCCGTTTATACAGGTGAACGACAACGGACTTTGCGTAACTCGCCACGCTCTGCCAACGCCCATACGGTTTATGGCACTTTCAAGCTCCGCAAACGTACTGTCACGGTTTGTTATATCGGACTTTCTCACACATACAAGATTACGTCCCTTGTCACGCATTAAACGCAATATGTACAGTTGTGCAGTATCAACGCTCTTGCCACTTCCGGCACTGCCTTTCATTACAACATAACGCTTTTTACATTGATGTACAGGTTTGAATATCGGATTGAACGGTACTGTTACTTTGTTCATTCGTCCTCACCACCGTAATCAATCTTAATGCTGTAGTCCATATCACCGTCAACGTTTAATTTGTCTGTGAACAATGCGTAGTATTTACCCAACATTTCCGCCGCTTTGTTTACGTCAGACACCTTTGTCGGTATTTCAACGCATATCGGTTGCTCCGCCTCGTCAGTGACTTTCTTGCCCTTGTTGTCATAGTGTGATTTACGTGCTTTGCACGTCACAACAACCGTTTCGGGTTTCTCACGTCGCATAACAGCCGTAAGCGTTTTCAATACCTCATCTTGTTTGGCAATAAGAGCGTCCTCTTTCTCTTTCAGCCGTTTTTGTATGTATTCTTGAATTTCAGGTTTCTTCAAGTTTTCATTTCCAATCGAATACGCTGTCTTTTCCGAATATCCCGCTCTTAACGCCGCTTGCGTTGCATTCAAATCAATCAAATATTCCTCACAAAACAACTTTTGTTTCTCAGTCACTCTTATCACCTCCTGTTTTATTGCATAAGAAAAACACACCCGATTAGGTGTGTTTTAAATTATTGTTGTTTCTTTTTAGTATATTCTTCAATACAAAATTCTAAAAAGTTTAATTTTTCTCTATTTTTTAAAACTCGTAATTTATCTTCCTGCATAGAATCAAAAATCTTTTTTGAAAATACATACAGTCCTATAAAACTCACTACTACTGTTCCATAAAATGCAATGTATTCTGCTAAACCATTACACTCTTTTGTTACAGAAGTAAGGATAAATGATAATAGAGCCGTAAAAGTAGCACTTACAATTCCTACTGATATCGGGAAGTTCTGTGTTTCTCTACTTCTTTTATCAATCTCAATTTGTTCTTTTTCAAGTTTTAAATTGTGTATAATGATGTCTACACAATCGGTATCTCTGCTTATGTAATCCCTTGTTATATCTATTAGCATTCCGTAATCACCATTTTGTACGTAATTTTTGAAATACATATCTAACGTTTCTGGGATTTTTTGATTTTCTAAAAATAAATTTTCTTCTTTTTTTGACATATATCATCACCTCGTATGATATATACCCATAATATTACAACTTTAAACATTTTTTTGATAATTTTTTTAATATCTCCATTCCCACCAATTACACGAGATATTCACCCATCATCTCACGATGATACACCGCTTATGTTACTTGTTCTACTATACACTATATCACAGGTTCAATGTGACATTCAATGACATTCTTAATTTCAATCAGTGCGTTACCGTGTAAACGCAAAATATGTCTGTATCCGTAATTCATTTTACAAGCAATCATTTCCCACGTTTGAAAATTGAGATAACGCAGAATTAATATAGTTCGAAGTGTTGCGTCGTCGAGTTTATTCACGTTTTCCAAAATCTCTTTTTTAATCTCATACAGTCTGTCAATGCGTTTATCTATCAATTCGGAATACGCGGCATAGCTTATGAACTTATTCTCCGAAGTATTCACGTTTGACGTCTGCACCTTTTCACTGCCCGACTGAGCCACAGTGCTTGTTGCGTTTGTCAATGCTCGCTCCTGCTCCAAAATCAATGCGTTAATCTCCTCGTCCGTCTTTCTCGCTCTCGAAAGCCATTCTTTACATTCTTTAATCGTCAAATCAATTCCCCC